ACCACCACAAAACGCACCAACCGTCATGTGCATAGGCACACCCGATGCAGAGGCAATGACAATATCAATAGAGGCGTTATCAAGCAATTGTGATCCATTAAGTCTGTTTTCATAAATAAAAAATGCATTACCTTCATGTAATCTATGATGATTAACAGCCACCGTAATAAGTGGTCGTTCACTTCCTATTACATGTTGGCTGTTATTTTCATCAGCTTGTGTTAGCGTCACAAATCTTGACTTAGTATTATCTGATTCTCTTTTTACACTCAATACCATTAGAAACTAATCTCCAATCCAACACCTCTATAATCAATACCTTTATGGTGGCCTTTGCCCCAATCAACATAATGGCCAGCGCCTTGAATTAATAAATCTACTTTATTTTCTATTATAGGTTGTCTGTATTGAATACCGCCGCCAATAGCTGTCACACTTTTATTTGATGAGCCACCAAAATTATATTCAAGCGATCCGCCTGTAAATTTTTTTAATACAGCATTAATTTGATTATCAGTTATTATTTCATCGCCCACTAAATGCTCCCATAATTTGATCATCAGTTAATGCTTGCTGGCGATTATAATTAATTAACTCTTTTTGTTGTCCAAATTTTTTAATAGCTACACTAAAATCTGTTGTGCGCTTAGGTGTTTGCTTATGCCATTTTGAATCAAACACTTCTTGAGATGCCTCGTTATATTTTCCTGTAGTTAAATATTCCCAAGTTTTTTTATGCACCGTATGCCAATTTTCGCCTAACTGAAAATTAACAGACACTAATGCATCTATTAACTCTGGCGTAGCGCCATCAATTGATTTGGCTTGTTGTTGAGCTGCTTTTTTTGCCCACGTTAAATCTTCATGCAACCATTGATCAACAACTTGTTTTGGAATTTGTGTACCTTTAGGGTACATTTTTTGTTCTTCTGGGGTTAATAAATGGCCAACGCCACCCGTCAACTTATCTAAGCTATCAAGGTAACTTACATATTTAACCCCTTCTCTTTCTTTTAAATGCTCAATTAAATTTGCCATAATTGGGTGCGTTGTAAAGATTAATAGGAGGAATAATAATCTCATGCCAGTCAATCATTTTTTCTTAGGAAACCCCGCTTTCATCATAGCGTAAGCTTTTTCAGAAATAGTTGATTTAGACTTAGGACGACTAATCCCTTTTTTCTTGCGTTCGTTTATGTTGTGATATAAGCCTTGTGGTTTCATTTTTTGGCTTGTCCTGACTCAGACATAGCAATAGCAACTGCTTGTTTACGGCTAGTTACTTTAGCGCCAGAGCCTGATTTGAGTTTACCAGACTTATACTCTTTCATAACTTTATGAACTTTCTTTTGCATTTTATTCATCATATTTTTAATTCCTCACCCAACATATTTGATATTAATCCTAACCCTTGTTCACCTAATGCTGGTAATTTTGTAGCTTCTGGACCCATACCCGGAGCAACTGCTTTAGCAACCAAACCACCCCTTGCTCTTTTAATTCTGCGTGATGCAGCTCTTAATTCTCCTGTTTGTCTTCCAGTTTCTTCTTTAACTGTTTTAAGTTCTTTTGTAGACAGTTCTTTAATTTTTTCTAGCACTTGTGGATTACGTCCGCCACCGGGTCTATTTAAATATTCATAAAAACTATAACCTGTATTTTGTGCGCGACCAGCTAATTGTGTTGCAAGATCAATTTGACTTTGCCAAAATGATTCTGGTTGAGGAGTGCCGCGCCCACCAGCTTGTTCAATCAGCCATTCATTGTAATTTTTTGTGCTACGTACATCACCACGAATTGCATAAGTTGTTTTAGAGTATGGAGATACCTCAGATGCTGATGTTGTACCACTACCATAAGGATATTTAAGTCCAACACCTCGATAAATGTATGGATCAACCATACCCCAGTTGCCTAAATCTAAAGCAAGTCCACGTTTGAGTGCTTGCTCGTATGTATAGGCAGCCATATTATGCTCCTAGTTTTTCTTCTTCAACACCGATTTCTGGTGTTAAACGTGTAGTTGCTAATAATGATCTTGCGCCACCACGCATTTTTGCTCTTTTTTTAGCTGCCATTTCTTCTTGTAAGTCACGTTTTTCTTGTTGTGCTTCTAAACGCATTCTTTCAGTTTCTTGACGTTGTTGTTCAATTTGCGCTAATGCAGCTGAATTATCTGGTTTTGGTGCGCTAAACATTCCACCCATTACTTTCTCCTCATGATATATGTGTCTTCTTTAGTTACGCTATAATTTTTCATTAACCCTTCAGCTTCGAATCCTAAAGTGTTGGCCCAAGCTACAGCGCGCTTATCTTTGGATACTACCGTAATTTGTATGCGATGTAAATTAAATAATATCTCACAGATATCAAAGAATATTAAAGCGCCCTTGGTCATAGCTATTGGATATCGTCTAGCTGTCTCATGAAATATAGACCACACCTCACCAACTCCAGACCAAAGTATCCCACAACCAAAAATAGCGACAGGCTCGTTATGTAAAAGCGCAGTAATAGTCGGACCAGCAAGAGACTGTGTATTAAGACGGTATTTTCTATTTTGTTCCGTAAGCGATGAAAGCCCATAAATATCTGTTCCTTTAAAATGATCTGCATGATTAGGATGATAATTAGTATAATATACACCCTTGACACTAGGCATATATTTATCTAAATAGTTCTGATCAATTAAATATATCGAAGTCACTATTAGCTACGGTAGGTGCAATTAATGTGCTAGCTGCTAATGGACTCTTGGTCATGCGCTTATGTTCCCCGCCACCTAAAAGTAAATAGCCAAATGCATCACCAATGTGCGAATGTTCGTTTTTGTTTGGGCTGTCTTTAAATCGTTCTTGTCCGGCACCTACACTAATACGTTTGAAATGGTACCCGCCAGATAATGATTTACGTAAGCGTTTGCATTTTGGATTAATTAATAATCCGGGTTTACCCATAATCAATCTTTGCATAGGTGCAGCGGCTGCTTCACGTCTGACTTTAAAATTGTTAGACGCTGTAGGTTGTGCGCGTAATCCAATGGTTCTTAGGTAATCAAATGCAGTCACTTCGTAAATAGCATCACGTGCCATACCCGCTGGGTCACCCCATACCATGACTTGAGCTTTAGGATACTTAGCATTAATCTCTGCAAGTAGCTGTTGACCAAAACGTTCAAGGCCCATATCTTCAGTGACAATCTCATCAAAGATAATCCATCGACCATTGTTAAGTCGTTGACCAATTGCAGCTGCTGGCGTTAAACCAAAGTCAAGACCAATATGTAATGGTTGTGCTGGATCGTATTCAGCATCAGGACTTGACATTAAGTGATCATCATACTCAGGCCATACAGGTTTACCTTCTTGTACATAAGTAAACTTACCTTCTGCATAGCAGCGAACCCAGTCTAAGTTCTTACCACCTAACATCTGTGAGTAGTAACCGCTGGGTAAGTTCCTTACATTCTCAGCTTTAGGATTGAGTTTCCACCAACGACCACTTGCAAAGCTATGATCATTGGCTTCTGGGTTTTCAGGTAAATCTTCTGGGCTGACTTCCATGACACCACCCGGTTGTTGAAAGAAGTCCCACCCGTACTTACCCGTAATCTTTTCTTTTTGACTTAATCGGAACCACCAATGGTCATCATCCATTGGGTTCGTGTCCATCCAGACTCCGTGCCAAGTAGGCCCTCCATCCTTCTTAGTTGGATAACGACCGACACGATGGGTGAGTCCGTCAATGACGGCTTTGGGCAACTCCCGTGCCTCGTTTACCCATGCTCCTGTAAGTTCTAAGGATAGTAACTTGCGTACATCCTTTGGTTGGTCCAATGCTAAAAATATCACTTCACAGTCAATACCCGCTGCATCACCGCGGGAAGGGAGGCGAATGTGATGAGTGATCGGAGGTGTATATAGCATCGGACCGAAAGTGTTTTCTGGGAATAATTCTTGCCACGTCTTAATGGTTGTGGTCTTGAGTTCTGGATAAGAGTTTCTTACAATAACAAAACGGGTATAGCGAATGCCATCCTGAGGTGATGGCTTTTGTCTTACGGCACGCATCATAATCTCAGCTGCGCACGCGTAAGACTTGCCACTCCCCACTGGTCCCATTAGCCCACGTACAAACTTATTACTTTGTAAAAAGTTATACACCACAGGGCTTTCACTAAAATCTAAATCAATGCCGGGGCCATGTAATTCTTTTTTACTGCGCTCTTTACTATTGCTCATCGTCGTCTATATCAGGATGCTTAGCATTTAATAATTGGCGAAGACGTTGATTATCTTGCCACAGCTCATCTATAATTTTCATAACACGTGTGTTATTCATATTAGCCATAACAAATTCTTCGCGCAATAATTCAATCTCTGCTTTGATTTCCATGGTCTTTCCTCCATTGTTTCCAAAGTTGTAATGTGTGTATTGCTTTGTCTATATCTTCATCACCATCACCCTTACGGTCTACTCGTACAATGTACTTAATAGCCGTATGTTGCATAGGGTTTAATCCGTTTACCATAGAAAATTCCATCGGCTGGATTTTCATTTGTGAATAATGATTACCCCCCACTTGGGTTTCTTTAGGACTCATTCTTTGTTCCTTTATTTACAGGCTTTAATGCGCGCTTAGCTTGGTCGATACCATAAGCGCAATCATAATTTTTATCTGCAAGTATGTCTCTAGCCCATTGTTTAGGATCTCTTTTGTTTGCAGTAAGTTTTGCTACAAATGCGCGCAACTCATCCATGCGCTGTTTATATTGTTCTTTATTTATCATGATCAATTACCTCCGGGGCTTTAATGTTAATACCAATAACTGACGGCCTGTCTGAATCATCTGGGTTGTCTAGCAAGCCACTGGCTTTTGCAAGCAAGCGTAAGGTTTGTACTTTGTCCCAAAATTCAATAGCAATCATTCCATCTTTGTCAATCTTTATTGACTTAATACTTTGTAATGCATGATCTGGAATATCCTTGCTGGCTTTTACTTTAACATTGCCTTCATGGTCCCATTCCATAACGTCTGTAATTTTTGTATTTGCCATGCAAAGAAGGCTGTACGCGACAGCCTCTCTGTTAGCAGCAATTGTCGTGCTTCGCTCCAAGTTTTTTTGTAATTGCTTAACTCCGCCATAACCCGCTAAACTTGGGATTGGTTTGTTTTTATTTTTTATTTCACTCATCAGAAGGGCAAATCGTCTTCTTCGGCCATAATCTCACCCGCTGGCTGATTATTTTGTACTGCCCCTTGACCTGTGTTGGTGTTCGCCACAGGATTACCAATTCGGATGCCATAATATTCTGTGCCATCTCTTTGACTTTTATTGCTGTACATATCAATGTAATGCTCCGTGCCGTCGGGTAATAAAATTTTGCCACGCCAATCAGCATGCCAATCTTCTGTTTTTCTATCGTTTTTAAACAAAGAGCCTGTACCGGGTTTACGTTTGTATTCTTCTGCCATTTTAATCTCCTTCATATAAATAAACAACGGCTTTTCCACCGTCAACTTGCTCGCCTCTAAGAATCCCGATGAAATCAATTTGGCTGTCATCATTATACATGCCAGCTTTCATTAATGCATCTAGTATTGCTTTTAGCGTATTATCTAAATCAAATTTTCTTTTTGATCTAGGATGAATTACAACATTAATTACTACACGTTTATCTTTCAAACTCCTAACATTGTTACTGTTTATAGCGTTACGTACAATGAATTGTACTTGTTCAGTAAACAATTTCCCCTCCTTACTAATAAAGCGTCGCTTACCATTGGCTTGCCAATAGTTATTAACGCTGGGTGGGTATGGTAATTCTAAATAAAATGCGTCAACGTCCGTTGGGACAAAGATTGTGGGTTTCATAAAATTTTGTTCAATCGGTTATGTAAGTCTTTACCTAAGTAAGACTTGATAGCCTCATTGATTAGACCAGCTTTTGTTTTCTCATGTTCTTTTGCTGCACTGTTTAGTAGCTCAACACTTTGTGGTGTTAGTCTAACTAGAAATGGTTTCAAATCACTCATGCTAATCTCCTATATATTTGTTCTTAACTGTAAACTTTTGTTTTCTTTTCTTTGTCTTTGGACGCTGCTGTTGATCCCGTTCATCTCGAACTAATTGACATAATTTGAGATAATTGCCAGATGACATCACGGTCCCTCCATGATTCATAAATCCCTTAGTCATTTTCCAGTATCCATCACGTCTTGTATATTTGTAAGGTAAGGGTTCCCCGCTATTAAACAGGTTACATATGAGTCGATAAAATTCTCTTAATGTCATGTATCAAGTATATCTGTTAGCAATATAGTGTCAAGCAGTTGACAGAAAAAAAATAATCTATACAATGATTAGTACGGGGCCATTGCCCAGCCCACCCGTATGTTGATAGCGACAAAGGGTATAAACGAGCTTAACAACTGTGCTACTCATCAAACAGGTAGTGTGAAATGTTGGTAGAGGCCTGATAATCTCTATATGCGGATAAACGAGAGCTATCGTACTTTACGTACTTAACTGTACGGGCTAGGTTTCGATCTCAATCTCACAACAAGGACGGTTACCCATATGCAAGAGCATAACAAGTTAGCTCATATGAACACCAGCAAGTCTCCATGCGTCAATCTCTGCCGGTATATAGAAATAGAAGTATTTGATGCACCACTCTGCTCCGGGTGCGGTCGCACCTATGATGACCTCGAGCATTGGACAACCTTATCGTCAGCAGAACGTAAGATCCGTGCTAAGGCTGCTAAAGCTAATCTGAAAAAGCTGTCAAAAATTTGAGTGAGACCCGTGTAGGTGTACGTGTTGGGGGGGAGGGGGAAAGGTCGCTGTTTTTTGCATCTTTTAAGCTAAACGGGCGTTTAGCCTAAGTAATAACGTAAGCTTTTCCCTTGCAATAAATAGGCTTCGAGCTTGTCTAAGGGGTGGCCATCATTGATAAGCGCTTCGAGGCGTTGAGATTCTCTCTCATTCGAGACATAGGATTTCAACCTAGCTAATATATGACTGTTAATCGTTCCAGATTGTTTACCATCTGAATGCATATTCTCATTCGTTATGTCATTGTTATTGTTTATTCTTTTCTGAGTATATAGCGCTTTGATTTCATCACGACTATGCGCTTCTTTTGGTTCCCCCGCGATCTGCTCGGCTTCTCGATCTGATATGCTTTCATCATAAATGATGCGCTTAGTTTTCCCTTTTATGTTCGCGTGATAGCTCGGGAATTGTTTTATAAAGCCTAGCGCTTCAAGCTTCTTTATTTGCCTATGTATCGATGACTGATTAATGCCTAAGTCATTGCCCATGCGCGCTAAGCTTACATAAGTGAAACCCGCCTTATTGCAATATGAAGCCAGTAAACATAACGCCCTCAATGATGCATAGGTTAATCTTTTGTCAATCACTGCGCGCAGCGGTACCACGCAGAACTTTCTTTGATCGGGTTGAATGACCTTTTCTTTAATCTTTGGTTTCTTTGGCAATGTATATTCCATGCTTAAATTATACCTCTTAAAAAAAAGCTTGCATTATTAGATATCTATCTATAATATATTGAATGTGACATTTATTAATAACTATATAAGGAACTGATAAAATGAAAGAACTAACTAAAAAAGAACTACTCGCAAACCAAATCACTAACTTAATCAATTACAACACATGGCAAGAAAAAGCCGATGAAACTATGCGACAACTTAGAAAACAAGGAAAAGATAAAACTAATGAGTTTTGGATTCAACTTTCAGAATCTTTATACTGGCATAATAGGGCTTTTCAAATTGAAATGGAATTAGCCGATAATGGCGTATGGTTATACGAGAATGTAACCAGAGAAAGGTATTCAAAATTTGATCTTCAAGCACATATACAAGAGCGCCTAGAAATAAGTGACCGCTGGGATAGATTAAGAGAGCAAGAGGAAAGCATAACTGACGAGGCTTAAATAGCCGAAACCGTAGTGATACGGTCTTATGCAATATTTAATAACCATATAAGGAACTAATAACATGCAAACATTAAAAGTTATCATTAAAAGCAATTACGGCAATGAAGCAATATATCCGGATTGTGATCAATCAAAGTTATTCGCTAAGCTTGCCAATACGAAAACATTAACGCCAGAAGCAATTAGAACGATTAAAGCTTTAGGCTATAATTTCAAAGTTAACAATTCAATAACCCTATAAGGAACGAAGACCATGAACTATAAAAGCATGTATGAAGAGTTAAAAGAGATTTTAGTCGGTGAAAGTGACACGTGGACTCATGAAGAGATTAAAGAGCGCACAACTGAATTAATAGACGCAGTCTACACGCTCGAAAGTTCAGAATTGATCTCAGACTTTGAGGACTCACAAATTATTCGAATATTAAAGGGGTTTAATAATGAATAATGAAATAATTTATCAAGGCAAGTCTCTAATTGACGGCGCACCGATCGTTGTTATTGCGCTTGCCAAAAGTACCAATAAGAAAACCGGCAATATGGTTCAAACTTACATTATCCGGTCGGATATGGATCCACTCGCAGCATCTAAGAGCGGCGCCGACTATTCTATTTGCGGCAATTGTAAGCATCGAGGCCTTGCCAATAATGACCCTAAGAAAAAACAAGCGGCGCAGCGCAGCTGCTATGTAACGTTATTTCATGGCCCGCTTCAAGTTTATAAGTCATTTATTAAAGGCAATTATAAACATTCTACAGATATTGCCGCACTAGGCCATAATCGCATGGTTCGCTTAGGCACTTATGGGGATCCGGCCGCTGTTCCATCTTATATATGGGATGCTTTATTATCCCAATCTCAAGGGCATACTGGCTACACGCATCAATCAAACATTAAAAGCGCAGATATTAGGCCAGATATAACGATGATTAGTGCCGATACATTAAAGGACGCGCGCATTGCATGGCAAAGTAAACGCCGCACTTTTCGCATTATAACGGCCGTATCTGATAAGCAAAGCAACGAGATATTATGCCCCGCATCCGAGGAAGCCGGACGCAAGGCGCAATGCAACACTTGTAAGCTTTGCATGGGATCACATTCAACCGCACCTTCAATTGCTATTGTAGCGCATGGCAATGGTGCCGCATACATTAATTAAAAGGAATTAATAAAATGAGCATTATTCTATTAGCAAAAAATAGCAAAGAACTATTAATAGACGTAATAAAAGATTATAAAAAAGAAGTATTAAAGGATCAAAACATACCTATTACGCGGGGAATAAAGGACGTAAAAAAGCTAGATCCTATATTAACTAATGATCAAGCCGCGAAAGTAAAATAGCATGATATCTAAATTTATTTTAATCGTGAGCAATGTAACGGCTTTTAGTACTCATGAGACCATTGAAGGTTCTTTTAGTACATGTGATGAAGCCGCTACATTTTATGAGTCTTTTTATCGTGGCAAAGATAACTTTAATGGTTATCGATGCATACGTGAAGATTTAATTCATAAGGGGGTATTTAATGACAATTAAAAACAATAGTGTTAATTCTTAGCGGCCTTTTAAAAGACTGTTAAGGGCTTAACATTAGTTAGGCATTTATTAACCACATAGGAACTAATAAAATGGACTTATATATATTGATAGCGCTGGCCTTTATTCTGGGTCTGGCGTGGTTTATATTGCTTGCCTTAACTTTAAGGTTAATCAATCGATCTTTTAACCCTAAGCATGAACGCATGGCCTTAGATGATTATTTATGCACTGTACTGCATGAGAAGGGTTCAAAATGAACTATATAACCTATCTTAGAGTATCAACCGACGAGCAAAAAAGGTCGGGGCTAGGCATCGATGCACAACGCGCTTTGTGCATGCAACACATAAAACAGCATGAAGGTAAACTGACGGCAGAATTTATTGACTACGAAAGTGGTCGAAAAATCAACGAAAAAGGCCGACCAAATTTACACCTTGCATTGCAAATTCTTAAAAATACACCCAACTGCAAGCTTTTATTGGCCAAAACAGATAGGCTTGCGCGAGATTTGCATTTTATAGCGGGGTTATTAAAAGATAACGTGCCTTTAATCGTTGCCGGCCATGAAAATATGACTAAACTTGAATGGCATATGCATGCGATGATTGCTGAGCATGAAGCTGATATGATCTCACAACGAACGAAACAAGCTTTAGCGCAAGCAAAAGAACGGGGCGTTATTTTAGGCGCGCCTCGCAGTCAAGTAAAACGCATTAGTCGACTGGGTGGCCTTGGTCTGAAGCGTAAAGCTTCTGAATATCGAAAAAGCGTGAGTGATATTATTTTAACAGTCATGAAGTCAGGCCAATTCAAAAATAAATTAGACTATCAAGCGATTGCAAACCGCTTAAATGATCTCGGTATTACTACTATGCGCGGTCATCGATTTGACTACAATGCCGCTTATCAACTTATCACAAAGGAAAAATTAAATGACACAATCAAAAATAACCGCTGAAGGTAAATTGACGCCGGATGACATTGCAACAGGCTCCAGTATTGCTGCAATTATGAATCTAAACCCCTATCAAACAGCGAACGAAACACTGCAACGTGCTTTTGATTACACAAAAGGCATTCCTCGGAAAGAACTAACCTTCGAGGCTTTGCACTGGGGATCCGCCTTCGAGGTACCTATTTTGCAAGAGGCAAGCGTGCGTTTAGGGTTAGGCAACCCCAAAACAACATTTAAAAAAGCATTCTTTTCTGAGCATTATCCAATGGCTGTATCGCTTGATGGTATGGTTCCGGGCGGCGGCAAGGTGCTAAAAACAGACATCGACAAGGGCATTATTGTTTATGGCGATGAAATTAAACTGACAGGAACAGGCGTGTTAGAAGGTAAACTGACTTCACAAGAAGCTGAGTATGATTTGCCGTACTATCGTGGCAGATTGCAATTACAGATGGCACTTGACATTGTTGACGCGAAGTGGGGCGCTGTTGCTGTTTTGCATAAAGGTATTAAACTCATCATTCACGTTTTCCCGCGAGATTCAGGCGTTGTTAATAGCATTCGTGACGCTGCCACAGATTTTAATCGTCGTGTGCAACACTACATCGACGCTGAAGAAACTAAGTGGTATGAATTTCAAACAACAACTGAATGCGCCAAGATTTATAATGAAGCAGACGATGAAATTATCTCTTTGCCTCAACTTGAAAACGATATACAATCAATACTTGATATGCAAGATCACAAGAAAACACTTGAACAAGAACTTGATCATGCGCAAGCAAAAATTATGGCTAAAATGGGCGCTGCAAAACGTCTTCAAGCCGGTAATTTTAATGTGGTGTGGGGTGATATTAATTACAAAGCCGTTCCGGAAAAAGTAATCCCGGCAAAACCCGCACGCACGATTCGTTCATCTAAATTAAGGATTAAAAACAATGGCTAACAAAAAAAAGGATGACCAAGATTTTTTAGATATTGTTGCCGGGAAAGATATTTCGGACGCAAGTCTTGATGTTACAGTGTATGCCAAACTTATCCGACGTACACTAAAACAAAGACAAGACGAACTAACCAAAGAGTTTTGGAGATCGCAATTAAAAAATATAATAAATGAAGACACAGTTAATCTTTCAATAGGAGAAAAACATGAATGAAATATCAGTAATTTCAAAGGCATTTATTGCCGCACAAAAAGAATTTGCACCCGCACTTAAAACAGCAACAAACCCACACTTTAGATCAAAATATGCAGATTTATCTGCATGTGTTGAGGCAGTCATTGATGCGTTACATAAAAATGATATTGCATTAGTACAAAAAACACATGAAGTCGACAGTGGTGTCAAAGTAGAAACTATTTTTTTGCATGCATCAGGTGAAACTATGAGCGGAGGTATTCTTTATATGCCTACTAACAAAGCGGATTGTCACGGTACCATGGCGGCATTGACGTATGCTCGACGCGGAAGTTTGATGGCCGCTGCTGGGCTAGCCCCCGAAGATGACGATGGCAATGCAGCTGCTGGAATCGTAACAAAGCCTACACAAGCCTTGGAGGTGATGCCAAAAAAGCAATAAGCCTCAGTCTACCGGGCAGACAATCATTAGAGTTTGAGGACGAAAATGAATTATTTTCACACCTTGTTATGATGACCGCGGCGCTTGAGGCAGCAAACATTTTTAACGATAAAAAGATTGACAAAATAAAATCGCTTTACAAAGTCAATAAAGACATGATAGATACGCTAACGGCGCCTATGCAGTTAAAATTTAAATATCATTATGGGGAAACACTAAACAGGCTAGGTGTTAAAAGCTAGCCTGTGTGTATTACATGTATTACAAATTACTTGTTCATTACGTACATTGTTACTTCAAAACCGAAGCGCATTTCAGTCGCAGCTGGTGTTGTCCACATAGTAAATCTCCAAATAAGTTAAAAGAGATAACATTATGATTAACAATGTATAAATGAACATCCTTATAATCATGAATGGGACATAAAATAATCATGAAAAATTCACATACATATAAATATGATACTACTTTTAATGAGTTACATAACACATCAAATCCTTTAGAAGATATTCTAATGGTTCCAGTGTTACAAGCTATTTTGTATCAAGCAGTTTCTGATGCAATAAAAATTAATCTAAGCAGCCGTGAAGCACATGAAAAATTAGCAGCTACAATTTGGTTGTGCGATGAATCAAATCCGATGTTGCAAATTTGTTTATCTTGTGTAAATATAGATCACAGTAGAATTTTAACAAAGGTAGCAAAAGAAGGATGGAACCTAGATTTATAATTTTAGATGAGTATGGTGATAGCATTCGGGCGTTCGATGATGAAGATTGCGCCCGTGCTTTCATTAAATTACGCCCGGAATTCACAATTCAAGAGATCAGACCCCTAACCAACGAAGAATTTACCGCTCTACATGGAGAACCCCCGTTCTAGCTCGTATGAAGCTCATGGTGATGACTTTATATTTTTTTGACACTTACCCCTTACCTACCTTAAGATCGTGCAACAGAGAGCGTTATACGAGGTCATTTTTTAGCTTGAACGTATAAAACTGGACGATTGTGGTCAATGTAAATATATTTGTGTTGAAAATCACTTGGCAAATTAATAAAATCTTCATGCATACAGATTGTTCGTAAATCTGGTATAAAATTTTCAGCTGCATAAGCATGTGCGACTTCACAATTTAGGAAGGTACCTACATATTGTGGTTCGCCACCCATCATAAGCAACAAAACAAAATGCAGTTCCATTAGTGCATGGT